TTCCTTCTTCTTCTTCTTGGCTTTGTCCAAATAATAATGGCAATGTTGATAATCCACCAATTGTTAAAAATGGATTTTCTTTAGCAAAACCTAATAAATTACCAAATAAACCTTTACTTTTAAAACCCATATTAGGGGGAAGTGTTTTACCACCCATTAAAAATTTTCCTATTGCTCCTTTACCCATTAATGCTTTACCAGCAAGAGCAGTTAAAGCAATTTTACCTATTGGTGACTTAGCAACTTTTTTAATTCCTCTACCAATCTTCTTAACTAACTTACCTAAAAAATATCCTTGTCTTAGATCTGCTATTCCACCACCAGCATAACCTATTCTTCCACCGTCTGCTACAAACATTCTTGGGTCAACACCAAACTGTGCTCCGTGAGCAGCTGTTCCATAATTTGCAAATGGTAAATTACTTCCTGGTAAAAAAGGATTTCCAGTTGCAGTTGCAACTGCAGTTTCTGGTGCCACTACTGCTGGTGCCATTGCTGTGCTCATTGGATATGGGTATGGATATTGGCTCGTGATTCCTGGACCACCATTTCCTTTTGGACCAAATTTTTTTTCATAATCTTCTTTAAGAAAATCTTGATAACCTAATTCATTTAAATCTTTGTAAACGTCATAACCCATTAATGTTTTTTTTTCTTCATCAGTTAAATCGTCAAAATCTTTATTAAAATTGTAACCTAAAGCTCTTTTCTGTGAGTCAGATAATGATGCAATAAATCTTTTTCTTTTGTCATAAGTCCAACTAAATTGATTAGGAATTAAATTGTATGTTGCTTCAGCTCTACCCTCTATGTATTTTTTAAAAAAATTTTCATCATCTTTATCTTTAACTTCTGGTGGTACATATGTTGGTCCTCCTGTTTGTGTAATTGCTCCAGTGTCATGTACGTTTCGAACTTTGGGTGTTGTTGCAGCTTTTCTTATTGCTGCTTCTCTATTAGTTTCTCTTCCTACACCTCCACGCATTGATCCTAAATCTTTTGATCTTGTTGCTGCTGCAGCTCTTTGTTGCGAAGATCTTTGCTGAGATTGTGCTACTGCTCTTGTTCTATATCCTGGTCTAGATCCATCTTTAGATGGTTGAACTCTACTAAAAGTTATATCAGCAATCCCACCTTTGTTCATACCTGCTCTAGCTTGTGCTACAAATTCTTCAAAAGACATTGGTTGTAGTCCTTGTTCTTGCATTTCAAATACGTATTGTTGATATTGTTCTTCTAATAATGGATCTGCCATTGCCATTTGTATGCCTTCTCTACTTTGAACTGGTGATCTACCAAGTTCACCTTCCCCATAAAAATTTTCTTCTTTCCATTTTTGTATAAATTCTTCTCTTATCTCTGGATTAGCAAGGGATATGTCATATCCGTTTTGTTGTTCAAATGCTAAAGATATTTGATCCATCATACCAGCCATCTCCATCTCTTTTACTGTTGGAGATTTAGGTCCTTCGTCACCTGTATATTTAATTTCTGGTGCACCTGATTTTAATGATGATATTCCTGTTCTATCTATAGCCATAATTTTTATGTGTTAATTTAAAAAGCAGGAATTTAACCTGGGGTTGTTAATAATACTTGTTTTTGTCAAGTAAATCAAGCCTATGATGTAACTACTCTAGGCTTAATTTCTAGCGCAGATAGGACTACATGTAGTCTATTAGCCGTTGCTGCGGTTACTTTTATTATTTCACTTTCTGCAACCACAAGTGGCGCAGATAATAATTCTGTTGTTGCATTAGCAGATATTGCTTTAGTTTTAAATAAACTAAATACAGCGTTATCTGTATCAGTTATAGTCACTGTTATAGTATCAGCATTACCTGAATCTTCAGATACTATTATAGATTTAACAACAGCAGTTGTAGCTGATGGCACTGTGTATAATGTAGTAGCACTAGTGCTTGTTAAATCCTTCTTTTTATTTACAAATGTATTAGCCAAGGAAATAAGCCTCCGCCTCTGCTTCTTCTTTTAAATCCTGTTGAAAGGATGTGTTTAATTTTTGCACAATACTATCTACATCTCTTACAAATGATTGTTGTATTTGTTGATCATATTTTTCTAGTGGTTGTGTTAATGATTGTACTATTCTTGCCATTATCTTCTCCCGTCCGCTTGTATATCTAATCTAAAAGTTCCAAGCTTCCAATGTTGTCTAATACTAGTATTGTCAACTTTTAAAGCTATTGCTCTTGCACGTGCTCTAGTGTCTATTTTAGTTGTAGATGTAGTTGTTGTAAAAGGTCCTAAAGATGAACTTGATTGTGAATCTGTTGGATAATTTTTTAAATTTAATGTAACTCTTGCATCACCTGTTTGAGTTAAAAAGTCAGGTAATACTCTTCTAATTTTCATCATGTATTCACCATCACCTTGTAATCCTTGTTGATCTAAATCAAAATCTCCTGATTGAATATTTGCTGTAATAGAAGTTCTTGCCCCTCCTTTAATTTGATCTTGTCCTGTTTCGTGTTCAAAGTAAGTTGTAACACCATCTGTATTACCAATTGTAGAATCACTTGTAGCACTTGAGTCATATTCAGTTCCGTGTGGTTTACCAAATATAGAAGAATCAAACCAAGATGATCTAGCAAGTGAACTTGTAGTCCATACTGGTCTTTCTGGTGTTGAATCCATATAGTTATAAGTAACTGATCTATTGTTAGATTCAGCACCACTTCCTGGATAAAACCAAGTTACTTCACCAAACAAATTATTTAACCCTGCATAAATATGGTTCTTAGGAACTGTATTAATATCATCGTAAACATAGTCTTCAACTAAACAAGCTAAGGATTCTAGTTTACCAGTGTATCTAAAAAAACCATTTTCTGACATCCAATATGCAGATCCATCAACCTCTACAGCTGCATTCTTACCTATCAATCCACAGTTAGTTCCAACTTGTTGAAATGAAAAAGTAAAAGGTGCACCAACGAATCTCATAATAAATAAAGATGTGTCAGTCCAAACATAAATTGCATCACGACCTCTTATAGCTGCAACGATCCGTGTTCCATCAGCCAGTCTTTGTGTGCCAGCAGTATTGATTGCACTAGGTGCATATGATGTTGTTGCATCAATTGATTCTTGGTCCGAGAATCTAATAAACATATCATCTTGTGTTGATGTAGTTCCAATAGTTGTTTCTGTTCCAAAAAATACTAAGTGACGATCCGGTGTAGACACTAAAGTTTGCACCGCTGCTGTTGGTGCATTAGCAACAATTGTTGCTCTAGTAGATGTTGCACCAGACGCATCTGAATCCCATGAAAAAGTTGCGCCATCAACAATAGTTGCAATTAATTTATTTCCGTAATTATCTAAAGACCATAAACCAGGAGCCGTTATAATATCACCTGTTTGCGATGCACCCCATTTAGTATATTCAGAAGCATCGGTTACTGTTGCTCCATCAGAATGACTAGCTGCTGTTGTGTTATCTGATCCTCTAGTTAATCCTGATAAAGTCCCTGTACCAGTGGTGTTTGAAGTATAAGCAATTCTTTCACTGTTTATTAAAACTGTTCCTGATGCAGGAAATCCCGTTGAGTCATCTAAGACAATACTTGATGAACCTGAAGTCAAGGCTCCATCTAAAGTATTAAAAACTTCTCCAGCTACAGTACCATCCCAAAGACCTAAACCCCAACCAGCGGCTGACGCTTCGACTGCAGGACCAATTGAATAGTAATGTTTAACTCTTATTCCACCAGATGTTGAAGCACCTGATCCAGATTCGTTAGATGACATTTCAATAGTAATCGTTGTTGAACTTGGAACAGTTGCAACCATAAAATTTTTATCATTAAAATCACTAGCGGCAAAATTAGAATTGGTAATAGCGGTAAAACTATCTAATAAAATAATATCACCTTTAGTAATATTATGATCAGATGAAAAAGTTATGGTAACTGTTGCATCACCATTAGTTGTTGAAAAAGCATTAGTTAAAGTAGTTGTGCTTTTAAGAGGAGTTATGTCATAAAAAGCTCCCCCAGAGTATACATATAACATTCTATTTGTACCTAATGCAGCATACTTAATACCAGATGCATTAACAAAATGGTGAAGCGCCGTGTTTCTACCAGTTAAAGTAACGTCTCCTAACTGTGCCCAACCACCTATTTTTTCAGGTGAACCATATCTAAATCTCACATAATCACCACTAACCCATTGGCCTTCGCCACCAGTTGCTGTAACTTGTTTATTAAATCCAGGTTGAAATTTTAATTTTTGTAACATAATTATTCTGCGTTATTCGGCACTCCATTTGAATTTACTAGGGGACTCTCAGCAAACGCCATGTAAATAAAATTATTATCATCTCCGTTAACTTCGCTAGATGTTGATCTAATCTTCACCCCAGTGCTTAAAAAATCTATATCTTGACCACTTTGTTCGGCTCCATTAGTATTAGCTTCTAAATATTGATCGTTTGGATTTCCGCCACCACTATCTGATCTTTTATTATCATAAATGTTCCAATCTTTTGAACCATTACTTTTCTTCGTCATAAACCAAGCCGGCTTAAAACCTAAATAGATATACGGGCCTGAGGCATTATTATTGCCTTCATATGTACCGAACTTGCTGAAACCTTGTTTTTCTGCGAAGCAATAAGCTATGTAAGTTCCACTATCTTGATTAACTCCAACAGTTGTTCCCAATGAAAAAACTGAAGTAGTTGGAGCAGTTGAGTTCCATGAAGTTGTTGCACCAGTTCCTGCAGCATCAGTTAAATCTAAATATATTACTCCTGTTGCACCATCTGTTCCGTCTAAATTTTTATTATATACCCACCAATCTCTTGATGCTGATGTTTGTTTAACAATTATCATAGCTGGTTTTGCTGACAACGAGTGCGATATTGTTCTGTTACTTCCATTTCCTGTATAAGAAACTATATCAAACCCAGCATCAGCACTTTCTTTCCATGCCCAACATACATAAGTTTTGCTACTAGAATTGTAATCATTTCCAGAATTAATTTGTAAAGTAAATCCATCTGTATCAACAGAACTTATACCATCACCACTTTCAACAAATTGTCCATCTGTGTCGTGTGATGGTAATGCTTGAGTTATACCTCTTACAGTATCTAAAAGTCTATGTGCAGCACTACCTGAATCTGGAGCCGCCCTACCTTTAAACCAAAGTAAATTTGGTGACATATCACTCGTTCCATCAAATGTTATTGCATGATCATCAGCACCATTACCAGTATAGGCTCTGCACTGAAAATGTAATTCTGGATCGTCTATTGTTGTATAAGCTGCCATTTATCCTCCATCACTTCCTAAATTTTTTGTGCATAACGCAAGATAGCCTGCTGGAACATCATATTCAAAATTTCCATAACCATTATCATCTGCATTGCCAGATGAAATTGCAAAAGCTGGAGAGCCAAAGTTCCAAAAAACTTTATTTGTATCTGCATTATCACAGTGTGTAAAAAAATAAGCACCTGCTGGTGTACCAGACGCTGCTGTTATAGTGTATGCAGCACCTGTCCCTGTGCCTCCAGAAGTAGGATCACCAGAGTCTTGAAAAGTTCCGTTTTTAGAAAAATATATTTTTAGGTTATCTAAATCTACTGCTATTCCAATAATATCTCCTGTTGAATAAGTATCTCCATAACTAGCAGCTGTATTATTATTACTTTTATTTCCATCTTGATCGTACACATATCCTGTTGCTGGTTTTCCTGGATTATCGTTGTCTACACTACTTATACCTACAATTCCAATTCTACAACTATCACTATTTGTTGAAACAAATTTTGCTTCTGCGTACCATTTTCCAGCAGTTATACCAAAATTAGATAAAGTTCCTCTTATTATATCTTGTTCAACTTGCAAATTTCCTTCTGAAAAAGTATAGGTCCCGCCTACTTTTTGATCCAAAGGATTCATAGTACAAAAATTATTTGTGCAAGTATCTAACATTTGGTCTGTTGCAGCTAGGTTAGCTTCTGTAAAATCTGTGCCCCCACTTACGTCGTTTCCAAGGTTACCACTAGCTTCAAAATCTAAATAAAAACCATTAGTACCGAACGTGAGTCCGCTGACATCTATGGGCTGCCATATATTAGGGCTGTCTTCATTAAATTCACCGAATGAAGTTGCGGCATAATCTGTTCCATCTATCCAAACTAACTCTGCCATATAACCATCATAATAATTACCTGAACCTCTTCTTCCTATATAGTCAGTTCCTGTTCCTGTATTTATTTGAAAATTTGCACTAGAACCAATAGTGGTTGAATTTGCAAAACTTGTTTCTCTAGATCCATTAATCCAAATCTGTTGTCTATCTTCAGCAGTTCCATCTGTGCTATCTAAAATTACAACTACATTCATCCAAGCAGAAGGGTCTCTAAATACTCTATTGGTTTCTTTCTTCATGGTAACACTACCACTAGTTACAGTTTGAATTAAAAGTCTATCATTTTCAAACCAAACTTTAAAATAATTACTTGCATCAGTTTCTCTTGTGTAAATAACTTGCTCTGTTCCAGCTGCACTCATTTTTAACCAAACAGATAAAGTTCCTTTAGTATTAGTGCCAGCACTATTGGCTGATTGATCTCTACTCATTGCTGCACTATCACCATCATTAAACATACATGAGTTGTCTACATCATAGCCAGTAACTTTAGTTTCATTTGCTCCAAGAATAAGAGGCATATTAAGATCCTAATTCTGGGAACTCTCCTAATGGTCTTTCTATTACAACTGGATCCCCTTCATCAGCTGTATTTACATAAGTATATAAAGTCTCAAGAGCTGGAGTATCGTTTGCGTTAGTTATAGATGTTTCCATAGCTGCTTGTTTAGAACGAATTCCATTTCTCCATGTTGTAATATTACTAGGTATTGCCGTTGATTTTTCAGTTTTACGTGTTACGTACCAATCAGTTTCTGATAATAGTTGATTAGCTTGTGCCTTAACATTTCTAATTAAAATTGTTTTTAAACCTTCAGCTTTAACTTCACCTTCAGTGCCTAAACCATCTGTTTCATCTTGAGCAGTATATAAAGTATCAGCATGAGCTTTAGCTGTAGCATCCCCATACGAGCCAGTGACTTTACCGCTTCCAAATGAATATGTTATATTAGTATTAATATACCACTTTTCATCTTTAAATTTAGAAATATCCATTTCTACTTCGTAAATACCAATCGCTTCCCTTTCAGATTTAGTCCATAAAGTAAATATAGCTTTTGGATATTGATTATCTCCAATAGTAATACCTCTGTTACCACTTAAGAATTTTGTTATTGATCCATCTTCTACTAATGCAAACATAATATTAACTTAGCGTTAATGCTAAATTCCTCCCTACCTCGAGCCATTTGCTCCCGTTATAACGGAAGACAAATAAATCTCCAAGATTAGCTGTTGTTGTTAACGTCGGGGCTGTGTCACTAGCAAATTCATACGCAGCGTTCCATGTCATAGTCCTGCTCCCTGTCCCGTCTTGAATAATTAATAATGAAATAAAAGCACCTGCAACTCCGCCAGAAGCTGCACCAATTGTTCTATTTCCTGCTATAGTTATTTTAGCAACAGGTTGTGTTATTGCATTCCAAGAAGGAGTTGCTCCATCTGTGAGTGTTGCTTCTGCATTATAAGCAGCAGCACTAAATATTGCTGCACCTGAATTTGACATATCTAATGTTAATGAAGTAACTGCTGATCCACCATCATCACCTTTAAATATAATATCTTTATCTTGCACACCTGCAGTTACTACAGCGTCGCTAGAACTATTTGTAAATGATAATATTGTTGTGCCACCATCTTTAATATTAACATCAGCACCGTCAGCGTCTAAATTAATATCAGCAGCAGCGTCAACAGTTAAGTTATTTGCAGATATAGTTAAATCTGTGCCATCACCTTCAATTTTTTCTGAATCTCCACCAAATATAATTCCAACGTTATTTGGAATGTGCACATCTGATGTAGCTGTTAGATTAAGTTTAGCACTTGATGCTATTGTTAAATCAGTTCCATCACCTTCAATTTTTTCACCGTCGTTACCAAAAGTCATTCCAACATCTGCTGGAACATTTATATCTGTTGAAGCTGTTAAATGTAGATCATTAGATGAGTTTACTGTTAAATCAGTTCCATCTCCTGTAATTTTTTCTCCAGCATCGCCAAATCTTACAAAAGAATCATTACCTAAAATAATATCGTGATTAAAAGTAGCAGAACCAGCATCACTACCATCAAGTGTAAGCATTGTAATATCAGAACTGTTGTCAGTTCCTTTAAATATAATGTCTGTATCATTAGCTGTTGCATCAATTGTAATATTACCTGATGAAGTTGATAAAGTAACTGCTCCATCCCCAGCTGAAATATCATCTGCCGCTATACCAACACCACTTTGAAAATATGTTTTTAATGTTGTGACATTAGTCATTCTCATTGTGCCGCCATCATTTACAAGTAAGCCGTCTCCATCTGCAACTGCTGTAGTACCTCTTGCAGTACCACCATCTATTAAATTAATTTCTGCTGCTGTTGCACTAACTGCTGTGCTTCCTAGTGTAAATTGTCCATCAGGCACAATAAGTCCTGCTGCCCCATTAAAAATTAAATCATCTGCTGATGTGTCCCAAGTCATGTTGGCACTTGCTGTATCTCCATACAATATTACATCATAACCTTGATCATTTGCTCCAATTGTAAGTGTTGCATCTAATTGCACAGCACCATCAATATCAACAGCGTCTAAATTAGATGTACCATCAATATCCATATTGCCTGAAATATCTAATTCAGTTGCAATTATTTTATCATTAAATGTTGCTGCACCTGCTGCAGACATATCTAAAGTTAATGCTGTAACAGTTGAGCCACCATCATTACCTTTAATTAAAAAATCTTTATCTGAAACTTTAGTTTCTAAAATTACATCGCTAGATGAATTATGAATACGAGCCATTTCAGTACCAT